CCCCGTGCTGCGCTCGGCGCTGAACGCCGTGCGTCTGATCCGCGACAACGTCGGCAACACGCGCCCGGTGAAGGGGCGAAGTGCTGGCAACACCGATGCGGTGATCGCTGGCAACATGGCGGCGCTGCTGATGGAGCATCACCAGGTGCGTGAAGCAACTGGTCTCTCAACATCGTCGTGCCCGATTGGATAGACACGGTTTCGGGAAATCCGGGTTGACGTTTCGGGGCGGACTTGTTCCATCTGCTCCGTGGGCATCTTTGCACGACTCTTCGGCTTCAAGTCCGGCGTCGCGATCTACACGCGACCCGAGCCGATTGTCGCGTCGCCAGCTGACGCGATCCCCGCCGTCGTTCGTGCGACCAACCTGATCTCCGCGGACATTGCTCGCCTTCCCGTGTCGGTCTACGACAGCGAGGGCCAGGCGATCGAAGGCCATCCGGTCGAGATGCTGCTGAACCGCGACGCCAGCCGCTGGCAGTCCGGCTACGAGTTCCGCCGCTACACCACCTCCGTCGCGCTGACGCACGGCAACGGAATCGCGCTGATCCGACGCGGAAGCGACGGCGAAATCGCCGAGCTCCAGCCGGTGCCCGCCGACGCGATGAGCGGCGAGATCACCGAGGAAGGCGTCCAGTACCGCATCGGAAGCCTGGTGATGAATGCCGACCAAGTGCTGCATATCGGTGCATATCCGGACCACCTGAATCCGTGCTGGTACCGCTCGCCGCTCGACGTGGCCCGCCACGCGATGCAGCTTGCTGCCGATGAGAACGGCGCTCACGCGGCGCTGGTTCGGACGGGCAGCATGGGCAAGGTCGCGATCTCGCACCCCGGTGCCATGAGCGACCAGACCGTCCAGGCAATCCGGGACGCATGGAACACCATGCACGCGACTGCCGACGGCGCCAGCCGCCCGCTGATCCTGCGCGAAGGCATGAAGGCCGAGAAGATCTCCCAGGAGACGAGCGGCACGATGCTTGAATCCCGGCGCTTCAGCGTCCAGGAGATCGCTCGTGCGTTCGGCGTGCCGCCGGAAATGCTCTTCCAGCAGGGTGGCGGTGCACTTTCGAGCCAAAGCGAAACCGCCCGCGCCTACGCGGACGGTGCAATCGCGGCATGGGCTACCGCGTGGGAGTCGGAGCTCACGCGGAAGCTCTGCCGCCCTGGCGAGTTCGTGCGGATCGACACAACGCCAATCGTGCGCGGCAACCTCCGCGACGCCGGCATGGCGTTCTCGAAGCTCGTCCTGGCTGGCGTCATGTCGCCGAACGACGCGCGTCATTACCTCGGGCTGGCCCCGATCGCCGGCTTGGACACGCCGACGGTCTCCATGCCTGGCGGCGCCAGCGCAGCGGCTGGCCCTGACAACGTGGGGGACGAAAATGCTTGAGCTTCGCACCGCGACCTTTGAGCGCAGCGGCAACAAGCTTGCCGGTTATGCCAGCGTCTACAACGCGCCGAGCCTCCCGCTCACGGTGCGCGGCGTCAACAACGGAAAGCCGTTCGTCGAGCGTGTCGCGCCCGGCGCGTTTGATCGCTCCCTCGCTGCCAATGTCTCGCTCCTGATCGGGCACGATCGGCGCGAGCTCCTCGCCAACACCAAGAGCGGGCTGCTCCAGCTCCGCTCCGACTCCAAGGGCCTCGCGTTCGAGGTCGATCTCCCGGACACGCAGAAGGCCAAGGACGTTCGCGCCTTGGTCGAGGCTGGCGTGCTCTCGGAGATGTCGTTTGGTTTCTTCGTCCGCTCCGACGCCTGGATGGGCTCGGAGCGCACCCTCACGGAGGTGGATCTCCGCGAGGTTTCCATTGTCGAAAACGGCGCTTATCCGCAGACCAGCGCCGAGGCTCGCACTCATTCGCCGAGCCTTGCTCGGTTGCGTCTGCGATTGAGGACTCTCACGTGAAGCAGCAGGAAATCATTGAGCGCCGCAAGGCCATCGAGACCGAAGTCAATTCCATCCTCGCCTCTGACCAGATCAGCGCCGAGAGCGAAGCCCGCGCCGACGAGCTCCTCAACGAGCTCAAGGACCTGAACGAGAAGCGCAGCGCCGCGGCGCTTCGCGAGCGTTTCGCGTCCCACGCGATCACGCAGAAGGTCGTCGCCGAGAAGCGCGAGCAGACCGAGGAGTGGCGCTCCAGCGGCGAGTACCGCGAGCAGTTCCTCGGCTGGCTGAAGGGTGGCCGTGCGCCCGAGCAGCGCGAGCTGATCACCAGCGCGAACTCCAACATCCTCATCCCCAAGCTGTACGAGGACGGGATCCTGAAGTACATGATGGCGCAGAGCGTCATCCGCAACCTGGCGGACCTCAAGACTGGCGTCCAGGGCTACGCGACCCTGCGCTACAACACGCTGGCCACCGCCGACTACACCTCGGCCTGGACCCAGCCGGACACCGCCTCCACCAACCGCACCAGCATCGACCCCGGCTTCGCCGAGGTGCCGCTGGCTCCGGTGCCGTGCCTCCCCTACACGCAGGTGTCGCAGCAGCTCATGCGCCAGGCGAACTTCGATGTCGAAGCGGAGGTGATGGACAACCTCCAGCGCCAGATGTCGAAGAACACCGAGTGGGGCTACATCGGCGGCACCGGCACGAACGCGCCGAAGGGCATCTTCACGGTGAACGCCAACGTGAACATCACGACCGCGACCTCGGCTAGCACGACCCGTGCTGCCGCGATCACGGCTGGCGTGACGCTGGCGAAGCTCCAGGAAATGCGCTACACGAAGCTCCCCGCTGCGTACTGGGGTTCCTCGGCGTGGATCATCCCGCAGGACGTGTACGCGACCATCGCGACGCTGACGGTCAACAACGTGCCGCTCTTCATCCCGAGCGCGGACGCTGTCGGCCAGGCTGGCGCTGGCTTCACCCTGATGGGTCTCCCGGTCTACGTGACCGAGTACCTCCCGGCGCACATCGCCACCGGCACGACGGGCAAGAACTGCCTGGCCGTGCTCGGCAACATCTCGGACGGCTTCGCCATCCGCGAGTGGGGCGGCATCGGCATGATCCGCGACGAGATCACGGCGATGTCCTCGGCCCGCGTGATCTTCCAGGGCATGATGTTCGCCAACAGCGACTTCACCCGCGTCAAGTCGCTGGTGCAGCTCCAGGTCACCAACGCCTGATCCTCATCCTCTCATCGGCACAGGTGGCGCTCCTTCGGGGGCGCCACCTGGCTGCGAGGTAGTCCGTGGCGATTGATATCTCCAAGTTCCGCAACTGGGCCCGGCTCTCCTCGAACGAGGACGATCCGGCCATCCAAATTGCGTGGGAAGCGGCGAAGCGCGAGCTGGAGGAGCGTTCCGGCTGGTGCGTCGATCCCGTCACGCGCACGCAGTACGTCGCTGCCGAACCGAACAACGAAGAGCTGCTGGTCCGCCTGGAGCGGCAGCCGGTGACGCAGGTCACCTATGACAATGGCGACGACGTGCTATTTCTTACGCTGGTCACGATCAACGGGATTCAGTACGCCACGATGCCCGAAGGCACCGAATATCCGGCGATTCTGACCGTTTCAGCCGGCACGAACACGCTCAACCCGCTGCTCGAAATGGCGCTCCTCCAGCGCGTCACGCAGCACGTCGCAAGCCGCGGAGATGACACGGTGGCGCTGCCAAGCGACTACTGGGACCGTGTCTGCGGCATGATGGGGAAGGGCATTGGCTGATGCCTGGGCACGTCCCATCCGGAATGCTGCGCCTCGCCATGACGGCGCAGAACCCCGTCCGCACGGTCGACGCGTTCGGCCAGGCGTCGGAAGCATGGGTAAACGTGGCGGTGCTGCATTGCCATATCGAGGTCGCATCGACCAACGAAACGATGGATGACCGAGGCCCGGCGATCCGCACGGATTGGCGCATCCTCGCGAGTTTCCATCCGTCGGTGAACACCCGTAGCCGGTTGTTGTGGAACGACCACGGCACGGAGCGCACGTTCAACGTGCGGGCGTGCTGGGACCGAGACCAGCGCCGAAGACGTTTGGAGATTGAAGCGACGGAGGTTCTTTCATGAACAACTCCGCACGCGTCTATGTCGACGATGTTGAAGTGAGAAGGCTGCTGACGGCAATGCCCGAAAGCATCCGCCGGAATGTCCAGCGCCGCGCAGGAAACGAGATCATGCCGCGCTGGGCGCGTCGTCTCGGAAACGAGTGGCTCACCGCGAGCTACAAGCGCAACGGCGGAAAGCAGAAGCACCGTCGAGCAATCTGGGCCGCTACGAAATCACGTGTTCGCCCAAGAGGCCAGGGCGAGACGGCGCGCATGGTGATGAATGTGCACGTCAAATATGGGAAGAAGGGCGGAACGCTTGCCAGCGGGAATCAGCGCGTTTACCACCTGCTTGAATACGGCCATCGAAACGTCGCTGGCGGTTCGTTCACCGAAGGAAAGCACGTGTCGCGCGATTGGGCAAGACTGAGCATCGGCAAAATCGTCAAAGAGATCAGCGCAGAGGTGCTCATCCAAGCCAAGAAGGCAATGACCGGAAAGGGGGTGAACCGTGTCCGTCGCAAAGGTACATAAGGCCATCTTCTCGGTCCTGGATTCCACTGGTTACACGGTATGCAGCGGCCTACGTATTGCCGGGACTAACACTCCTTGCATGGTCTATGAGATCAACTCCGCGGAACTAGCACTCCAGATGCGTGGAGTGTCTGCGCTGAATCATTGGACGATCGGGTTGCAGATTGCTTGTGTGGCCGATTCCGTCGATTCCGTGTGCGACATGATTGACGCCGTTCTTTCCGAATTCAACGCCGGACCAGTGGACAGCGCAACCAATTCCGTGAGCATCTCTGTTTCGAGCTTCTCTGTCGGATTCACGACCGAGATGCCAGACGATGGAAAGCATGACGCCGAACGCGTCGGCACAATCACCATGAACCTATTAGTCCAGGAGGACTGACGATGGCGTACATCACTACTTACGGCGGATTCGTTACGTTCGGAGGTCAATCGACGGTCGCTTGCAAGAGCGTTTCCGTCAGTTGGGAGCGCGAATCGCTCGACGTCACCCGGGTCGAGGATTGGTACCAGCGAAAGGCCCCAGGGCGATTCCGTCGATTCGGGACAATGACGCTCTACAGGCAGGACCTGTCGGTCGACGACAACCTGCGGGCGCACATCGAGCCGCTGTCCCTGGCAAACGCAGTAAACGCGACGCTGAGCTTCAAGTACGTCGACCAGGGCGGCAAGTCCTACGACGCCATCGGAGCCGGTACGGGAAACATGGCGATCCAGATCACCTCCTGCTCGTTCACTGATGATGGAACCGGCATCGGTACGTGGGAGCTCTCCTGGGAAGAACAGGCGCCGGTGGCCTGATGCCAATCGACGTTTCAAAGCTTCTCGCAAGATCTCGCACCGTCGAAATCCCCGGCGTCGGTCCCCTGGTGTTCAGGGAGCCGACGCTGGCAGATGTTCAGAGGGCATCGGTGGATCAGTATTGGTGGACGTCGTGCATCACCTGCACCGACGGCACCCAATTCCTCGCTGATCCGAAGGACGCTGCGAAGATCCGATCCGATCTTGCTGGATTGCTGATGGAGGAGATCAATCGCATCCGCCCTACACCCGCGCCGAACGGCGCCTTTGGAGAATCTCCGACCACGACGGAAGGCTGACTATGCCAGCAGGGTTGTCCAACGTCGAGATGACAACGGCCGAACGGCAGGAGTATCTGCTCGGGGTGATCGCTTGCGCACTATCCGGCAAGCGGCCCCACCAGCTGTTCCCATGGCTGAGGAGCGATCTCAATGGCTGACAAGTCCGAAAAAGTGGTGATCTTGGCGGAGGTTGATCCGCGTGGCGTCGTTTCCGGTGTGAACGCCACGAATCGAGAACTCAGCAAGCTGAATCGCACTGCGAAGCGCGGCGCACTTGCTGCTGGCATTTCGGCTGGATACGACGCTGCTCAAGCTGCATACGGATTGATCATGCAGGTCGTCAACATGATCGACCAGCGCGTGCAGCAGATGAATGCAATGGCGCTCAAGTATTCGCCAGAGGCAATGATCGCCAACGCAAACCTGCAAGCGACGAAGATTCAATCGGAGGTTGCGATCGGGCAGGCAATCGGTACGGGCACGGCGAAGGGTGCGCAAATTGAGCAAGCAGCTCTGCAGGAACGCGCCAGGAACGTCCAGGCGAACGCCGGAGCACTTTCGGGTGGAATCGCGGCATGGGAAAGCATGAAACAGAGCTTTGCTGACGCCGGAACGGCATTTTCCGATTCGTTCATCACCTCTCTCGGCGATCCGTCGGCGCAGGGACCGATCTCTGCAATGCTGCAGAATGCAAGGACGTTTGAATACCTCACTGGTCAGGTGTCAGGCACGGAACTCGGTGCGGGCCTTGGATCGGCAAGAGGTATGCCGTATGACACGAACGAACTGAACAAGCAGACGGTCTTGCTCGAGCAAATTGCCAAGCAAACGAGGGGTAACTAATGGCAACGTGGGATCTCATAGAGCGGCCCGATAGCCGGAAATTCAAGCTTGAAGACCGTTGGCAAGACCAGGTCTTGGAGCGGGTATGGATTCTGAGATGGACCCCCGCAGTTGATTCGAGCGAGGAGTATCCAGGCGACGCAGCAATGGTCGCAAACATTCCGACATACGCACGACCGCAGAGCCGTCTGGACTCTGCCTACATCGGTGTAGGTACCTCGATCTACAACGAATGGCTCAAGTTCTTCATCTGCAGATCGTTGAGTGTGGAGCCGATGACGGAGCGACCTTTCACATGGATGCTTCGTGCGACCTACACGAATTATGGCTATCCGTTTTCAAATCCGTATGGCCGTACCTATCTCAAGCAGTCACGGACTGTGGGAACGAGGCGTGCTGCGATGTATCGGCAAGCTCCAACGTACCCGTCAACCGGAACGCTCGTTTGGCCAACGGGCGTGGTTGACATTGGTGGAGTGAAGGTAGATACAAACGGAAATCCACGCACCGCGCTGGTCGGGCAGCAGACGATCCAAGTAGAGCTGCTGCGCGACAGAACGCCTCCGTCGACGGATACCTCGCTTGCCGCCGACGATCCGGATTGGACGGAGCTGCTGACCGATTACATCAACAAGCGCAACAGTGCTGAATTCCTCGGACTGACGACCGGAAGCGTGCTTTGCACTGGAATCACCGCTACGTTGGATTCAGAGATGTGGCGAATCCAGGCATCGTTCCTGTTCGATGATTGGTACCACCTCGAACAGATTCCGATCGTCAACCTCACCGGACAACCGGTGCTTTTGCCAGGGGCGACCCTTGCTGGTCAGCAAATCAACCAGACGACAAAAGTTGGCTGGTACCAGCAATACCCGGACAAAGCAGATCTAAACGACCTCTTTGAAACGCCGAACAAGGACCAGTTCACCAAGGCTGGTCCAATTCGACTCGCATGACCTGGCACAGCCCAAATTTCCAGAACGGAATGATCGGCGCGGCAAACCGCGTTGTGTCGAACCGATGGAACGACTCATCGACATACGTCGCCGATCGTCGTGATGGGATCGCATGGGCACAGGATCAACTGGTCAGGCCGACGATCGTTGCGAGCGGATTGTGTTCCGTGAAGTCTGCGACAAACCTCGGCATCAATCGTTGGACCTACACCATCGAGATATGGATGCCACAGGCAACTGGTGGTATCACCGTGGCGACGGACGCTCGATTCAACTACACCAACGCACGGAATCTGAGGGAAGAGTTCAATACGATCACCGTTGTCGATGGAATGGACATTTCGGCGCCGCCCAGCACGATCGGCCCTGTCGGATCTGAATTTGTAGGTGGGGCGTGGAAGACGCAGAACCTCAATGCCCGGGTTCATGTGTGGGTGGTTTATGACTCTGTCGGGACCGCCGTCCCGTTCTTTGATCGCGCAAATCCAATTAGGTGCAACGGCTAATGGCAATCGAAGATAACAACCTCAAGCTCGCGTCCGGCATCGATCCGCAGGTGATGGTGCCAGGCGAGGTCTACGAACTCGCCTTCCATGTTCACAACGGGGCGGGGCAGAACTTCTCGTGGACGAACTTCACGCCCAAGATGCGCGTCGACGTCGGCACGTTGAGCACGACATTCACGGGCTCGGTGATCAGCGCAGGGGGCGGCACCGCTGGCTTCTCGCTGACCGC